TAAATGAGTTGAAATTATTCATCTCTCAATTATTAAAAGAATATAAAAAAACAAATTAATTTATGGAAATTACAAGTGAAATATTAAAAGAAAAAATCAACAATGGAGAGAAGTTACTCATAGACTTTCATGCAAAATGGTGTGGACCATGTAAAATGATGAAACCAACATTCGAAAAAATTTCTGAAGAAATTAAGAATGGTGGTTCAGATGTTCAGATGTATACTATGGATGTGGAATTAAATAAAGAATTCGCTCGAGAATTGGGTATAAGAAGCATTCCAACAATAAAAGGATTCTCGAATGGTGACGAAATTATCTCTGAAGCTGGACTTAAACAAGAAGATACCATATTAGAAATGGTTGGTAAATTTAATTAACTATGAAAGATTTAAGTGTTATTGTTTATACAATGAAAGGATGTCCATTCTGTGTGGATTTCAAAGATATATTAACCAATGAAGGTATTGAGTTTTTTGACCGAGACATTGATGAATATAAGGATGAATATGATTTATTTGTTGAGGTCACAGATAACGATATGATACCATCATTATTGATTATTGAAGGTAATGAAGTTGACCACAAGTCATTCCTATATGCACCTGAACGCAACTATAATGAGTTAACCGAAGCGGTTGACATCATTAAAGGGCACATGAAAAATTCGGGAATAATCTAAAAGATTATAAAATCATCAACCTTCTTTTTAAGGAAGTTGTATTCTAAAAGTGGGTCGGTTAATTCAATATACCAATCCACTTTTTTTAGTTCCTGTTCTAACCAAGACATATCAAAATCAAATACATCTAAAACTGCGGATGTTAAAACTTCATCTACTTTACCCGAAATATTTTTAATCAAGATTGAATCTTCGTTCTCCTCGTTTGATAATGTCAAAATTAAACTAGTAACAGGATATGATGGAGGTATATTGTAAAAAATATGCTTACCATAATAATAATGTAACCTACCTTGACCCAATGAATATCCGTGAGGGAATTCGGAACAATTAATTGAATTACCTTCAATTTCTTTTAAATAGTACTGGTAATCGTATGATAAAGTATTGTTCTCTTCAAATGATTTAATTTGTGTATGATTATAGGAACAATTTTTAGTATTGTGGAATGCAAATGTAAAAGACTTTTGAGAAGGTAATTTACTACCATATTCAATCAAATCAATCGTATGTGTTAATTTGGTATCTTTTAATTGCTCTTCAAATTTTGAAATAAACTCATCTTTAATCTCAGATAAGTTCAATGGTTCCTTATGGGTTGTGTAACCTTTAACTACATAGAAATTTAAACAATCAATGACTTGAATTATAGATTGTTCATCCATAGGCATTTTACTTAAAATGAAATCTGAAAATAAATTGGTGATTGATATTTTACTTGATGGAGATTTTAAAATCATTGTCTTTCTTTTTTGTTACAAAATTACCTAAAAAAGAAGAAAAAGTGAATAGTTTTAGATATAATCTCCAAAATACATATTGATGTTCTTATCAACTAATCTCGAATCAGGATAATCAGAAGGGTGAAAACTTAAACAATCTCTTGTTTCGCTGATTACACTCATTAATGAACCATAATATTCTAACGAACCATATGCACCATAATGACCTTTATTTTGTTCTAAAAAATCTAAAATAATTGAATCAATATCGTTAGCCTTTGCGGTGTATGTCTCTACTGAAGTATTTTCTTTATATGGGTGAGGTTTACTAGTCCACTGACCTTTTTCAAAATAAGTTTCCAACTCATTCCAAACATCTTCATATAATTCTTCTTCATATGCACTATTGTATGCGGAACCATATATACTATATAACTCACTTTTTAATTCATCAAGTTCATTATCCATTAGTTCATTCATGGTCTCTGAATTATCAACCACTTGGTCTATATTTGATTGGTCAATAATAACATATTCAGGATGACCCTGTTGTTGTGCGTAATCTTCAAGTAATTCAGTATAAGGTTCAATTTTTTGACCTTCTAACGATTTAATAATATATTCTTTTAGGTGTAATAAGTTTTCTTTGGTTAGTTCTTCAATTACATCACGATAAACATCGTCGGTTAGGTCATGAGAACTCCAACCATAGGAATGACTATCATATTCACCATTTAAAAGTGCTCCAATTGTATCGGTACTAATATCTCTACTATTACAAAACAGACTGGCAAATTCTCCAGGTTCATTAACAACTATGGTTGGAACACCACTCTCAATTTTTAAATCGGAAAGATAGTTACTTACGATATTCCAAAACTCATCATTGTTATGGTTATATAAAACTATCAGATATTCGTTTTCATATTCAGTGTCATAAATTTGATTAAAATCTAACTCATTAATTAAATCCTGTCTCTCAACCATTTTCAAAAAAGTCTCAAAACCATTCATATGTTCGATGAAGTCAGTCTCACCTTCATTAAACCTATCAATCAATACTTTAATTCTACTCATAATTTATAAATATAAAAAAAAGGGATAAATGTTATCCCTTTCTAAATTTTTACAACACAAATTACTTTGTTGTTTTATTTACATTGTAATATTTCTCAACGGTTTTTTTAATCGCACTCTTAACACTTTCAGTTGTTTGTTGTTTTTGAATTTGTGATTGTTGAGTTTGTTGTGTTGTTGGCTGAACATTTGAGCCACCTTTGCATCCACACGCCATAGTAATTAATTTAGTTTAGTTTAGTTTATGATTTTAAAATTATGTTTATAACAAGTTTTTCTTATAGTTCCTTTAAATCCGTTATTTACTTTTTTACCTCTTAATGATGAAGATAGTTTTAATCTGACATTTCTTGGAGAACCTTTAGCGAATCCGTTATCTATTAAATATTTGGCACCATCAACTAAAGTGTCAAAAACGAACTCCTCATTCGTAATAATATTAATCAATGAATAAGTGTTGAAATTACCATTTTTTTCTTGATTAAATTTTGATAGTTTTACTTTAACTTCTTGATTAAAAGTATTTCTTCTAAATTCGTTAACTGTTGCTAGGTTATATCCGTAGTTACCTTCATTTGATTTATATGTGAAAATGTGGTAATTCTCCCTATCGATTAAATTCTCAACGACGCAATATTCTAATATTGTGAAAACAAAAGAATTTTCTCCAAATTTATTGTAAGCATTTTGAAGATGGATGTTGTCATGAATTCCTTTCCTTAATAGATAGAAATGTTTGGACTTTCTTTTGATTAGTTCAATAGAGCTCCCAACATATATTTTACCATCAACTAAGTTTTCAATTTTGTAAATCCCACATCCCATAGTAATTGATTTAAATAGTTTATTTGCTTAACTAATAATAAATATTATCTTTGTGGAAATATACAGATAAATGAATATTTATTAAATAAAATATAATGGATTTTATAAAGTTAATACAGGAAGGTAGAGTTGATGATTTCAAATCAAAGTATTCTCAAAAATTTGGGAATAATGTAAATGACATAGTTTCGAAAGTTCCTCATAAATTTTTAGACTGGGTTGGAAAAAATTTGGATGCTATAAATTTTGAAGAAAATTTAGAGAAATTATCCCAAGCGTTGAATAAATTTGAGAAAATTTCCAGTAACTTACCAATAACAGATTTATATCAATATAAAAGTGCTGGGCAATTATTGTCGGCCTTAAGTGAATATGAACAAAGATTGAGACGTAAGGTAAAACCTGTTAATGGTGGTAATGTAGTTTATGATGATGGTAGATATTTTATAGTTAATCCATTGACATTGGATTCTTCTTGTTATTATGGTAAGGGAACCAAGTGGTGTACGACAGCGACCAATAATCAACAATTTGCTCGATATAACGAAGATGGAAAATTGTTTTACATTATAGATAAAACTCTTCCAAGTAGCGACCCTAATTATAAAGTTGCTTTATTAAAAAAGTTTGATGGTGATAAAACATTTTATAATGCTAAAAATGAAGTTATAAGAAGCGGTTGGTTATGGAATACAAATAAATTGAAAGAGATTTTAGATGTGGTTGATGATTATATAAATAAAGAATACCCTGAACAGATTAAGATATACACAGACAAAGAAGCTGCTAAAAAAGAAAAAGAAAGACTTGAAAGGGTAAGAATTCAAAGAATTTTACAAGGACAAAGAAATGAGGCTGAAGAAAGAAGACTTGATGGTGAATGGGAACTAGGTCCGGATTGTCCTGAAGAAGGATTGAAGGCACATGCTCTACTTGATTGGTTAGTAGATACCAGTGATGTTGAGGTTATAACAGATGAAGACCGAGTAGAGATTGAAAGAATTAAAAATGAAATCGAAAGATTACAAGCGGAATATGATAATGATGAAGATGTTAGACAAGATTTGTTAGATGAAATTAGTGATTTGGAAGATGAGTTATCCGAACTTGAAGACAAAATTGATGTTTATCATATAATACCGTATGGAGAATTTTATGACACAACTCAGTTTATTGTGATAGACGCGGGATTAGATGATAGAGAATATGCAGTTGGAACTGAAAGTGAAATGGAAAGTAGTTCATACGATAGAGTTGACTCATCACTTGATGATATTGGATATGAAAATTACAATAAAAATTTTGTAATGAATCATATAGACACAGATGATGTGGTTGATTACTTTAGAGATTTTTTTGATGACGATGTTAGAGAGAGTCCTGAATCTTACTTAAATGAGGAAGATAGAATGTTATCGAATGAACAAGAGGACCAAATAACTCTTTTAAAAGAAAAAATTGAAAGGATTGAATTGAAAATTAAAAGACTTGAGGATGAATTTGGAGGAGAGGACGACGACGAGATTCAAAGTGACATTGATGAATTAAACGGAGAGATTGATGATTTAAATGATGAGATATCTGATATTGAATCAAGTCCCGAAGGAGATTATCCTGAAGACAAAATAGAAGAAGCGGTTGATGATAGACTTGAAGATGTTAGACGTAACCCTGAAAGTTATATTGAAGATTGGTCGTTAGACCATGAGAACTTTATTGATAGACGAGCTTTCATTCAAGATGTTATAGATACTGATGGATATGCTCACACTTTAAATAGTTATGATGGAAATGCTGATGAACAGAAAGTTCAAGACCAATGGTTTTATGTAATGAGAATCAATTGATTCTTATAAAACTTTAGTTATTATTTTTTTATGGGAAGAAAGAAAAAAATAGATTTCAAATTAAGTCCTGAGTGGATGTTAAAAGAACCATTAGATTTTGAATATAACAAATATACCCTTTTAGGTTACATACAAAAATGTGAACAAAGTTTAAATAATTTTGAAATTTATCCGGATTTTGTCGAGTTATCACTACATTTAGCAAACATACAATCTCTCAACAAAGAAAATACTTTATTGTTAACTGATAAAAAATTTCAATCATGTGATGATGAAATTCTATTAAGGGATTTATACCCAAAAAAACCAAGAAAACTCTCGGAGGATGAAGTTATTGAGTTAAAAAAGACAATTGAATATTCCAACACAAAATTGTACGAAGTATTCAATCACGCAAAATCAATATGGAATGTCGCATTTGATAATATTGATATCACCTTAAAAAAGAATAAAAATAATCTTCATTTGGGAATTGGTTTTATTTTCTTCTATAAGAAACAAGATAACAAAGTTTACATATGGGAATACCAAATCAAAAAATCCCGAAAAATCCCGAAAATCAATGAAAACACCATTAAATTAATATATGAAAATATTCTTGAGGAGGTAACATTGACTTCGGTGATTGAAACCCATTCCACATTTAGTAAAACAAAAAATGTCAAAATTTTTCCAGTATTTCAAATGGAATGTAATCAAGATTTACCTATGGAACAAACTTTAGTTCCTATAACAAAAAGAAAGGTAATAAGCTACATTTATCAAACAACAAATTTGGATAAAATAAAAAATTTTGACTCTTAATTGTTTTTTTATTATACTTTTAAAGTATGGGATTAAATCGAAGATTTATTAATTATCAAGAAACCTTAACCGCGCTTAAGTCGGACACATTAAGTCAATATTATGGTAAGACAGAATTATTCTATTTCCAAGATGAGTTAAGTGAATATGTTTATGATTTACATAGTAAAGGTAAATCGTCGAAACAAATTTTAAGATGGTTAAAATTAAAAAAAGTCTTACTTGAAATTGAATGGTGGTTTGATTATTATGTTGCGTGGTTTTTATATAATCCAAATAAGAGATATAGATATTTTGATTATATGAAAAAAAAGTGGAAATATAAATTTTAATATATGGTAGACGAAAAACTTATAAAATTATTGTCAAATAAATTAAGACAACCAATTCACATTGATTATATATCAAGGTATATAATCCAAAAACCAATTGAAGAGACCATTCAAATTATTGATAAATTGGTGTCTCAAAATATCTTGGAGGAATCCAAATACGGAAAAGATTATTATGTTACAAAAAAATTTTAAAAATAATATGAATACAAAAATTGAATATGTATGGCTAGATGGATATGCTCCGGAGCCAAATTTAAGAAGTAAAGTCAGAGTTAGTGTTAACCCAATTACCGATTTATCCGATGTTCCTGAATGGGGGTTTGATGGTAGTTCGACAAACCAAGCCGAAGGATATTCATCTGATTGTTATTTAAAACCTGTTAGATTATATAGTAATTTTTTATCAGGAACAATTTATGTTCTTTGTGAGGTGATGGATAATAAAGGGAATGTTCACCAATCAAATGACAGAGCAAAATTAAAACAAGACCAGGACTTTTGGGTTGGATTTGAACAAGAATACTTCATTCGTAACGGACACAATAAAAATATTTTAGGATTCCACACTGGAGGAATTATTGACCCCCAAGGAATTTATTATTGTGGTGTTGGTGGACAAATGTTTGGTAGACAATTTACGGAAGAACATTTGGATATGTGTTTGGCATATGGTATTGGAATTGAAGGGACCAATGCGGAAGTTGCAATCGGGCAATGGGAATATCAAATATTTGGTAAAGGTGTTATAAAGGCGGCAGATGACTTATGGATGTCAAGATACTTTCTATATAAATTGGCTGAAAAACATAACCTACAAATTGAATTACATCCAAAACCATTAACATCAGGCGATTGGAATGGTTCAGGTCTTCACACAAATTTCTCAAATAAACGAATGAGAGAAACAGGTGGAGAAAAATATTTCAAATCAATCTTCAAAGTATTTGAATCAAGAGTGAAAGAACATATTGATAACTATGGTTCAGATAATCATTTGAGATTAACTGGTAAACACGAGACACAATCGATTGATAAATTCAGTTGGGGTGTATCAGATAGAGGTGCATCAATCAGAGTTCCAAAAGTTGTTGGAGAAACTTGGAAAGGTTATCTTGAAGACAGAAGACCAGCGTCAAATGCGAACCCATATAAAGTCCTTCAAATAATTTCTGAATCTTTAGATTTAGCAAAAGATTTGGACGATACATTGCATGTTATGTATGATGATGTTGATACAACCAAACTATCTGAAAAGTTTGGAACATTGTCAACAAATGATTTGTTAGATGAATATACTAACGACGAGAATTACGAATTAACATTAGATATGATGGAATCAAAGGCTAATGTTCCATCTGAAGAACTTAAATTTAACTTAAATGGAAAATAATAAAGAAATGGTTAACCATCCCGAACATTACGGAGGGTCAGAGAATATTTATGAGGCAATAAAAGTGATAGAGAATTGGGACTTGGACTTCCATTTGGGAAATACTGTAAAGTATATCTCAAGGGCAGGAAAAAAAGATAACGATAAAGAATTACAAGACCTCAAGAAGGCTCAGTGGTATCTTGAAAGAAGAATTCAAAATTTAGAAAATAATATAAGTGAATAATAGAATGAGTTTAATAGAAAAGATTGAAGATGTTACGGGACAAATTATAACCGGGAATTGTGTTGAAGTAATGAAGACATTCCCTGAAGGCAGTGTGGATTTAATTGTCACATCGCCACCCTACGGGGCCAATATCAAATATGATGTTTATAATGACGGAATACCTATGGATGAGTATTGGAAATTCACCATTGATTGGTTATCTGAGTCATTCAGGGTTCTTAAAGATGATGGAAGAATTGCGGTCAATGTTCCAATCGAAATGAATGTTCAAGAAAGAGGTGGTAGAATTTTATTTAACTCCGAGTTTTGGATGAGAATGAAAAAAGTTGGGTTCCAATTCTTCGGGATGGTGGATTTAACGGAGGATAGTCCTCATAGAGTTAGACAGACGGCTTGGGGTAGTTGGATGAGTAATAGTCAACCTTACATCTACAATCCAAAAGAATGTGTCATATTAGCCTATAAAAAATCACCTAAAAAATTAAACAAAGGTGAATCTCAATGGAAAGGAGTTCCAACTGAAGTTAAAGACGAGGATGGTAATATTAAGAAAAAGATGATTTATCAAGATGAGGATAAAAAAGAATTTATGAATTTGGTTTTTGGTAGATGGGAATATTTCGCCGATACCAAGTCATTGACGAAAGCCACATTCAGTTTGGATATTCCATCGAAAGCAATTAAAATCTTAACTTATAAGGATGACATTGTTCTTG